GATCAAGCTGATATGATGCGCGCCGCACGGAGAGATGCCGGAGTGGTCGAACGGGACGGATTCGAAATCCGTTGAGTCAGCAATGGCTCCTAGGGTTCAAATCCCTATCTCTCCGCCATTACATATGGCCAAAGCCCCTGAAATGCCTAGCGTTTCGGGGGCTTTGTCTTTTCCGGGCATGGTAAGTGTCGAAGAAGTGTCGAAAACCCGTTCGCCTGAAAAAAGGTTTCTCACTCACGCCCAGAGCGAATCTAGCGTTCGCAGCGGATTGAGACGTACAGCATCTTGCAAATGATCTGGCGATAGATGCGCATAGCGCATCGTCATAGCTAATGACGTGTGACCCAGGATTTTTTGTAAGGTCAGTATGTTTCCGCCGTTCATCATGAAGTGCGATGCAAAGGTATGGCGAAGCACATGCGATGCTTGGCCAGGAGGGAGGGTGATACACCCCTTGATGGTCTGATCGAAGCTGTTTCGACAGTTCGAGAACATCCCATGCTCGGCGAAGTGAGCTTTCAGCGCCGATCCTAAGTCGCTGTCGATAGGGACCGATCTTGTCCGTTTCGACTTAGTGTTTACGAAGGTCACACAACCACCACGTATCCGAGTCGGAGTTAGCCCTTCAGCTTCGCCCCAACGCGCACCTGTCGCGAGGCAGACCCGCGCCACCATTTCGACATGCGGCGTCTTGCAGCGCTTGCGGATCGCATCGAACAGCGTCCGAATCTGATCCTCAGTCAACCAAGTCAGTTCACGCTCTTGAAGCTTCAACGGTTTCACACGCTGGAGCGGATTAGGAAAGTCAATATCACCGAGCTGGAACAGCTCATTGAACACAGCACGAAGATAGCCAAGGCGATTATTGAGCGTCTTACCGTTCGCCCCTTTGGCAATCTGTTGAGCACGATACTCGGCGTACATATGGCCGGTCAGTAGGCTTGCCACAGGGTCACCAAGGTCTTTGGCCAGTTGGATCAACAAACGCTTACGGTTCTCACCATCCGATAGCGCATGACCATGCAAAACGGCCCACCGATCAACCAATTCAGACAAGCGCCGTCGATCCTTCGGTTTAGGGCTCCAATCCGGGTTCTCAATGCTCTTCTGCCGCACCGTAGCTTCGAAGCGCTGGGCCTCGGTCTTGGTCTTGAACCGCTTACGAAAACGTTTGCCCTTGATCGGCTCGACATCGACAAACCAGCGGCCATCAGGAAGCTTAGTGATGCTCATCAGACGGCGTAGCCCTTCTTTAAATACCTCTCGCACATGAGCCGGTGCACGTGCCGTTCGAACTCTTTCAGAGTCCACCCTTTGGCCAAGTAGTGATCTTCGATCACGTGCCAGAACTCCAATCTACGGGCGGACTCGATGGCCTTTTTTGCCGGGACACGCTCGCGGGCAATAAGGCTGATGAACTGGCCAAGGAACATCTCGCAGTTGCGGCCGGAGAAGCCTTGCGCGGTCTTGTAGTAGCGCCGGTATTCGGTGCGCTCGATGAGCGGATCGGCTTCCACCTGAACTCTCACGTCCTGGGTAATGAGGGACCAGAACGGATCGAATGTGGTGCGCGATTCCAGCAGGCGGAAGTTCTCGCAGGCGTATTGCCAAAGGCCCTGAAGATGCGGACAGAGGCCTTCGTAGGTGCTGCACCCGATCACCTCGCCAGAGGACAGCGTAGAGCCCTGCGCGAACTGTTCGACCACCGAGTGATGAAAGCGGAACTCCAGGCGCCACACCGTTTCCAGCGGGTTGTAAGCGGGTTCGCCATCTCCGAAGGGATCGCCGTTCAAGGTGGCCCACACGCTTTGCCAGTAGTCAAGCTTGTCGGTGGCCCGAGCCTGAAGGGTCTTGTTGTAGATACAGAGCTGCACCCCAGTGGTCGAACCGAACATGAAGGTTTCCCCACGCCCGTACACCGAGGCGTTGCCGTCGAACTCCAGGCGCTGAATCCCACTAATCTGGCGCACGCGATGGGCGCGGCAATGCATCATGTCCACCAGTTCGGCCGGAGGCGTCCAGCCTTGCACGTCAAGGGCGATATGGACGGCGCACTGGTTAGTCTCACAGGCAATGAGAACACCCGCTGCGAGGTCATCGAGCATGCCTTGCAGGATATGAGGATCAGCGCCATCCAGGGCGTGGGGCGATACCTCAATTTTCAAATGTGGGCCGATGTTCTCGATTTTCACATTGTGGTTCTTGATGAGCAGGATGAGCCCCATGTCAGCGTTCTGCAGGCGGTACTGGTAGCCCGAGTCGCGGCCGATGCGCCCCTTGATCCACTGGTAGCCCGCGAACTCCACGAGGTCTTCTTTCTCTTCGAAGATCGCCATGACCTCGGGGCGAATCTTGCCGTTGTAGAGCTGACGGACGGTATCCACGCCACAGCGCAGGAAGCGCACGCCGGACAGATCAGTCCACTTCACGGTCTTATCGTTGAAGAACAAACGCCCTTCGGGCGATTCATAGACCTGCCCATCCGGCTGCATCACGACACGGATTTGATGGCTCGGCTTGCTCATCTTCAAACACTCCAAATAGCAACGAATCGAAACGGGGTTAAATGGGCTTTCTGACGTGTTACAGGGACGTCGACCACGCCGACCGGGCGGCTTGCGGTGGGGCTCGTCCCTCACCTCCAGCCGCAAATCCGCTCCGGCCGGCTACCACAGGAACTCCCCCTTCTCGTGCGGAATCACCGTCACCCGCGGCCCGCCGAAATCGGCGTTGATGGGCTGTTGGGAGGGATCGATGGTCAGGGCCTGCATCGGCGGCGATTGCTGCGCCAAGCGCCCGTCAGGGCCCGTGCCACGGTCGGGTACGGTAGGATCGAAGTAACCGTTGCGCGCCACGGCCATGCAGAACTCAAAGCTCGTGGAGAACTTCGTGGCCTGTTGCGTGTAACACTGGCAGGAGGCGCCACCCTTCACGGTCTCAGGCGGACGGCGTTCGACTAGACGCGGATCGCTGGTGGACAGGCAGTACACCCGGGGATGGCTAACCGGCGTCGTCAACTGGTCATAGAGCGGAGCCGAGGCGGGGATATCGGCAATACGGGGCTTGCGCTGCTCGATGTACTGCTCATGGGTGATGACCTTGGCCCCATCGCTCCCCGTCGTCGGGCTGATGAGTGAGCCCACCGTGGACTTCACCTGATCGACGACACCCTTGTCTTCCCCGGCCTGGATGGCCGTACTGGCCGCCTGCGAAGCGCGCCCTTCCACGTAGCGCTCATAAGCGCGATAGACCATGAAGCCCGCGCCCACGATGACGGCGAGCGCGAGGATCATTTTCTTCGGCGGCTTGAACTTGAAATGGTGTTGCGCCTGGGTGCTGGTGTAGACGCCGAAGTACTTCTTATCGAGCTTCAGAACGGTCTTGTCGGCATCCTTGAAGCTGGTCTTCTTCTCGACGCTTTCGATCACCACTTCCGATTCGAAGCGCAGCAGCTGCTGGCTCTTGAACACCCGCCAGTAATGGATATGCCCATTGCACAGCCGGCGCAGATGCACATCGATGTAACGCGGATCCTGGGTAACGAGGTGGACCTCATGACCCTGATGCCGCATGGTCTCGAAACGGGTGATGTGTTCTGGTGGGCGGTTCCTTGGATCACGCACGCCGAACCAGCCTTGCGCCTCATCCACCACGATGATGGCGTCGTTGGGCAGCTCGTACCATTTCAGCGGATCATCGAATTCAAACCACGACGCCTCCAGCTTTTCCGGCTTCAGACCAGCGACATTGTGGTAGTAAACCACCCGGCCCTCGACCTTCGCCTTGGCGTCCACTTCGCGGATGGTATTGAGGGTTTTACCGTGGCCGGGCTTGCCGGTGCGGATATAGAGCATGACCGGTCCCCCTTAGGCGTCGATGTAATCGCGGCCCGGCGGGTTCCAAACCTGCCGACGCAGACGATCCTGCCCCTTCACCCAACCGGCGATCAGAGCACGGGTAGTAACGGCAGCGAGGTACATGTTGATCGCCACGTCGATCTTCGCGAGGCCGAGAATCTGCTGCACCGGTACCGCGACATTGCCCATTTCGGACATCAGGTAGCTGCGGGCCTGATCGATGAGCAGGTTGAAGCCGACGTAACTCACCACTGCAAAACCGATAGCCCGAAACACCAGCTTCACAATAGGCACGGCGACCAAGACGACAATCTGAACGAAGATGGCCCATTGCATCATTCACCTCCTAAGGAACGCCCGACGTAGAGGACGCAGAAGCACCCGACCGCGATGACGATCAGGTAACCAAGGTCGGTGGCGGCCGCGCACAACGGCTCATAAGTCATGACGAAGGAGCGACCGCCGCCGGTTTTCAGGGAAAAGGACTTGTCAGCCGGGCACGAGGAAGGAAGAAAACGAGTGCCCTGATTAATGAATGAGGGGATTTCTATTTCGGTGCTGTCGTCGATTTCGAACTTGTCGCCGGTAATCGCGGCTTTGATTTCATCTTTGTGCTTGTCGTAATCGACCTGCTTTTCATAAGCACAGCGGAAGTCTTTTTCCTGCTTCAGCACCGCGCAGTCGATGGCATCACCCGAACAAGACAAAGGCACGTCGCAGGCATCACCGGAAGCCTCGCGCTCGGGCTCTTCTTCCTTCTGCTCGTCTTCGTCGGTCTGAGTATCTTCCTTAGGTTCTTCCTGAGTGACTTCATCACCATCGGTCTCAGTGCTTTCACCCGTTTTGACACCATCCTCGGTGGTGGTGGTCGTTTGCTTGGTGGTGTAGTCGAAGTAGTCAGGCCCGTAAGCAAGATCGAATGTAGTCTGTTCAGCTTCAGTACGAGTGCCCATAGTCCCGTCAGGGCGGGTATAGGTGCTGGTCTTGGTCTTGGTACCACCATCGGCCGTAGCAGGCCCTTCCAATTGTTTAGCGGCAACTTCCAGTTCGGCAAAGCAATTCGCTGGTTTCAACGAGCCGACACACATGTCCTTGAGGAGATCGGACAACCAAGCCGCCGATTGCTGATTCATCCACGGATCAAACGCATCTAAATCAGACTCAGTAATAGGAACAAGCTTAGTAGTAGCGCAGGAGCCGATAGACTCTACATAAGTTTCACCAGCGCCAAAGCAACCAGTACCTTGACGAGAAAGACTCTGGTTAGTTGTCTCTGAATACGTAGGCGGGCTACCCGAAGTATAACGAGTACCAGTAATAACAGTCTTACATGTCCAGCTGGAAACATTATTAACAGTAGTGGAAGAGGTAGTAATCTCCGCATGATAGTTAGCGCTATATGTATTGTTAAACCTAGACAGGCGATACTGAGAATACGCATCACATAGCGCAATCGGACTAGACCAACTAGCCTTGCCGGTAACCGTCTGTGTATTTAGTTGATATAAAACCCAAGAGTAGTTTCCAGGCGTTTCAGATTGAGAGGGAACATCGGTTTTCTTAGAAACGGTTTTCGTTCCCTCATCCATCACCCAACCAACACCGGCCAAGGCTGTACTAATCGCGGCAGACATAGCGATGCTAGCGAAGTTACCTTTCGCCAGATTCTTGAACTTGGTAGCAATGGACGGCAAAGAGAAGGCTTTCTTCGGAACGATACCTCCGACCGGAGTTTTCCTACCCAAACGGTCAATGTAGGAAGTCATGGTATCGCCCTGCTTCCACAAGTTATTGCCGGACAGGTAGGCAGTGTTATTACTGGTCAACACTGCGCCGTTATCTGGCATAGCGACGTATTTGCGCGTTGCAGCCTGGACGTTGTTACCGACAAACACGAGCAGCAGCAGAGAAAGCAAGGTCGCGATACAGATCGCGAAACGGCGGGCGGTGCGTTGAATATCCATGTTCACACCCGCCCGAACAGCACCACGGCAAAGGCCAAGGTGGTGACGATGAGGACAAACCATTGAATGGACATGGCGGGTTCTCCAGAAGAAAGAACCCCGCCGGAGCGGGGTTCGGTGCTTCGGCTGTCAGGCCGGGTGAGGATTACAGGGCGCGGCGCATGTACTTGAAGGCCGCAGCAGCGACCAGCACGGCGAACACGGCCCAGCCGATGGTGTTGGTGTCGTCACCCGCGGTGGTCAGGGCGCCAGTGGCGGAAGCCGGAACTTCGGCCATAGCGACACCGACGGCGCCGAGAGACAGCGCACCGACAGCGGCGGCCTTGCGACCGAACGCCGAGGCGCTGTTTTGCAGCTTGGTTTTCAGTTGGTTCACGATGAGTTACCTCGCTATTTGATGAGTCGCTTCAGGGCCAGGAAGCCGAAGGCGATGCAGAAGAGCGCAAGAACTTCGCCCCGCAGCTCGGCTACTTGGTCCCAGGTAAGTGCAGAGCCGAGCTGGCTCTGCATTTCCTCGCTCGTGTAGACGTGGAGCGTCCCGGTACAGATGGCCGAGCCATCCGCCGAAGCCACCCACTCGCCGTCACAAGCCAGGAAATTCACTTCGCTGCCTCCCGTTTCCTCGGTGCGTCACACCAGTGCCAGAAGGCGCGGAGGACGAACCACCAGAGGACGATGAAGGCCACCAGGGCGGCGGCCAGGGAGACGACGAAATCCAGGGGGTAGCCGTCGAAGAAATCCACCACTGCGCGCACCACCGGGGCGACAGCGCAGAGGATCGCGACGTACACAACCCAGCCGAAGGCGAAGCGCAGAGGGGCTTTCATCTAGGCACCCTCCGATCAGGACTTAGCCGGATCGGACGGCTTGTCCGAAGCGGGCTGTTGACGGGAGGACGGTTGAGCGGCCGCCGAGCGGGGAGCCGGCTGGCCCAGGGGTTTGCCGTCCAGCTCCAGCAGTTCGACGAGAACCTGAGTGTTGGTCACCCGACCGAAACGGTCCTGAGTCGGGCGCACCACCGAGGCGAACTTGCAGCGTACCGGGGCGCCGTTGAAGACGATTTCGTCCAACAGGGCAGGCTCGACCGGGTACTCAGTAATTTCGAAACCCTTGGCGTTGCCACGAGCCCCCTCGGGAATAGCCGAAATGGCCTGGACATTGGCGTAGATTTCGCCGGTCTTGGTCGAGGTGTAGGTGTCGGTCTTGGTGACCCAAATTTCGGTGACGCTCTTTGCGGTATCGAACATGGTGTTTCTCCTGTTTTGCCTTTTTCGGGCGTGAGTTAGCCCGCTGCTGTAACTTCGGCTTTTGCCTTGATTCAGCGGTGCTTGTTGAAACCCGGTGTTGAAGTGGCCCGGCTACGCCGGTGACTCTTTAGGGAGGCCCTCCGGGGGCCAAAGGCTGCGCCCTTGGAACGCAGCCTGAAGAGCAAAGTCGTAAGGGCTCTGCCCTTACTATCCCGCCCTTCGCCAGGGAGTCAGAGGGGCGGGGGGATAGAGCTTCCCCCGCCCCTATGACTCGGAGGCTGTTTTGCTGGGGAGCCATCAAGGGTTCGCTCCGCCCGTGCCTCCGTTCGCCGGAACGATGAAGCTGTTCCGACGAGCCGGGGGCGCGGCCCTTGACGGGGATGCTCCGAGCCGGCCGGACGGCCAAAGCCAGAGCCGTGCACGGGCACACCCGCTCGGCTCCGATAAAGCCCAGGGAGCCGAGCGGGAGCCCGCACTCCAGGCGCATGCCGTCCCCAGGCCGGCCGTACACTGCGCGAATCATTGGCGCCCACCTTGAGCATCGGCCTGCGCAGCAACAATGCTGTCAGGGCAGCCTGCCGCCACCCACATTCCGATCACAGCCCCGCCCAGCTTCCAAGCATCGGTGCCGCGAGCAAGCGCCTCGGTCTGCAACGCCAGGATCATCGACGCGGGGGCGAAGACGTAGAAGCGGCGCTCTTTGTCTTCCGACAGCTGTTGGCGGGGCGGAATCATGCTCATCACTCCGAGGCCGAACCTTCAGAACCAGCCTTCACTTGCTCAGCCTGTGCGCAAGCAATGGCCACCGCGAGACACAGCACCGCCATAGCGCGAAGCCTGCCTTCTGGGTCGGAAATCACGAGATAGGGAGCCTGTTCTTTCTTTGCCGGCTCAAAAACCGCAGCCAGCATCAAGAGCAGCACGCCCCACGGAGCCACGAGGAAGAACACCCATCCAAAAATATCGTCAGGCACGGTTCAGCCCTCCAATTCGAACGGTTCGCGAATCGGCACGAAAGGCGTGGGCTTGCCGCTGTCGTAGACAACGTGCCAGTACTGCGGCGGACGCCGGGCGGGCATGTGTTTGTCGCAGGTAAAGCCCCGTTCCACCCGGTAAGTCGAGTGGATCGAGCGCCACACCCCCCGAACGAGCGCCATCGTAGTAACGACCGGAAAGACCTTTGTACGGCGACACTCGGTGCAAGGTATGAACAGGGAGGGAGCGGGCTTGGCCGTCTCGCGACGGGACCAGCAGACAGAGCAGTTGCAATCCTCGGGATGCAGGTACTTCGACAGGACCGACATGGACCACCTCCTGAGCTTGCTCATTGCGTTTGCGGAGGTCCCACAGCCAGATGCATGGCCCCGCATTGAGGCGATTCGGGAAGGGTTCGCCAGAGTGCTCACTGGCATTGCAGAAGAGGCCATACATACGGCTTTCTTCGTCACGACTGATGACTTCAGCTACACGCAGCGCAGCAAGGAAGCCGATGACACGACCGCCATCCCAGTAATAACGCCCCCGAGCAGCAGGACTCATCAGGACGGAAGCGGTCCGGACAGCGACCAGCATCGAAAGAAAGTCAGAAAGAACGCGAGCGTTCATGCAGTCCACTCCTGTTCCAGCAGCCAGCTACGAAGTAGTGCGCTGTTCACCATGCGCAGCTTGCCGAGCTTCACGGAAGGAAGAACGCCCCGGTACACCCAAGCGCGAGCGGTGCCAAAAGTCACGCCATTGCGCTCTGCCCACTTCTCGATAGGTTCAACATCCTGTTGCGGCCCTACCAGGGCTGCGGGATTCAACTCTTCCAGTTCCATGCTCATTCCGTCACTATTCGTCGCACTGCGGGTATGTACTCGCCCAACAAATGACAAATAATTTGTCATATGACGAAATATAGAGACAAATAGTTTGTCAGTCAAATTATTTGTCTTGTCTTATAGAGCTTTTTGGAATGATAGAGGATCGCCTTAGAACACTGGTTCGCTACCTTGGCGCAACAAAGCTTGCCAACGCGACCAGCATCGAGCGCAGGCGATGGCAAACCGTAGCTACAAACCATGAGGTAAAAGCGCGCATTGAAGACATGGAAGAGCTACTAAAAGCCTTCCCTCAATACGAGCTATGGCTATGGAAAGGGGAAGTCGATCCAGCCAATGGGCAGACCGCTCCAGGCTATGAAGAAGCCGATGCCAAATTAGCAAAACCCAGCGCGGGATAGAGCTGACACGGAAAGCAGCCCTGCGCTGGTTCAGCAGCAAGAAGGCAAAAAACTCAAACTAGAGGAACCCGAATAGATCGGCGAAGGAAAAAGCAGGAGAAATCACAATGGGATTAATGGACAGAGATTGGTTCCGAGACGAAAGCCGCAGACGCGAAGGATTGCCGCCGAGAGACAACGGTGGAGGCAACAAAGGCACCAAACGTCCCCATAAAACTCGCTGGTCTACCTCTGCCGAAGATGTTGCAAAGGCCAACAACATTCCTCCGGCACATACCATCCTGGCAGCTCGCTACGAGCTAGCACTAAGAGCCCGAACGAAAAAAACCTTCACCATCGGATTCGCATGCGGCATAGCTGCTGTCGCACTGACATTGGCTCTGATCTACCTGTAGCCAACACGCCAATCGGTGTCGAAAAAATGTCGAAATAAACGGAATGAAAAGGCACAAAATCAAACCGCAAAGCAGCAGAAATACAGGCAACAGAACAAATTGAAACGCTCTCAAACGCCGTTCTAGAGGGTTCAAATCCCTATCTCTCCGCCATTACAAATGGCCAAAGCCCCTGAAATGCATAGCATTTCGGGGGCTTTGTCTTTTCCGGGTAGGCGGTTTAGGACAAATCTAGGACAGATTTTGCTC